TTGCGCCGTGTCTCACCGTTGAGCAGGTCAGGCTCACACTCAACTGCGAATGGTATCCACAAGTTGGCTTCGATGACATCGGTATACGCAGACAAAGCAGTCTCTGAGGCCGGGGAAGGATCAGCGGCATCATAGTCAGGTCCCATGATGAGGTTTCCGGCGATCCCGGTTCCAACAGATGGCACCCACACGAAGCGGAGTCTGTTGAACCTGTAGGACTCGTACCCCGCAGCCTCATTGGACAGCCACGGGAACGAGAGGGCCATGCCCGGGTTGAGGGCAATGGCCTTAAGGATGGTGAATGCACCAGAGCCAGGGGTGACAACCTTCGCAACCTTCTCTCGGTGGATGATGCGCTGCTCATTTGCCGACCGAGTAAAAATCGGCTGAGCCTTGCGCATCACGGTGCCTTGCGCCACCGGAGCGAAAAACGACCCCATTCCGCCCATCGCAACGTCAGCGGGTGCTCCGCGCTGGGTCTGGGCCCGGCCGCGCTTAGCATTTCGCTGTCTGGTTCGTCGCTTCTTTTGCGGTGCTTGAGGAAGTGGTGCAGGAGCATTGCCAACAGCCCTAGCGCGCTTGCGACTAGCGCGAGAGCGTTGAGGGGCATTGTTGTTATTGGTGCTCATCGTTTCAGATAAACAAGTCAATTTCAGACCTCCGGTGCGACCGGACCAACACCTTTTCCTACTCGGTTAGTCCGAGGGATTTTTAGGCTGTTCTCTGCCATTGGACAAGTGCACTGGGTCATAGCAATTCGTGGTTGCTGGGGGCACGACCCCCCTGTTCACCCTGGTGTTCACCTGTTACGTGCTGAATATCCCGGCACGTACGGGAGATGTTTAGGCTATCCACTGCCTGGCCCAAGGGACTCAAGTAGGCTTACGTTTGGCAGACGACTCAAACCTAGCCTTCGCTTTGACACCACAATCGCGGCAGCGGAAAGGACCTCCTGCCAGCATCTTCTCGCGTTGTTCAGCACTAACTTGGGAGGAATTGAATAGGCCACCACACTCGCGGCAATTAGCGGCCACGGTGGAAGACCCATCAACTTCCTCTTTCCCCTTGTCCAGAATTGGACGTGCAGCCTTAGCATCGGCCTTGGCACTGGCTTTGCTTTCATGAACCTGGACATGTGTACTACGCCCGAGTTTGAAGACGTCATCCTCACTCAGCGTGGCGCCCGCTGGCAAAACGACCTCCCCATTCATGATGACCGCAACCTTAGGTAGCACAACCTCGGATTCACCGAACCCAGGGCAATTAAGCAACTGAGACACAGTGTTGACGAGCTGCAACCAACCACAAAGTCCCTGGCGGTCTAGGCTGAGCTTGAGGCATGCCTGATCAACCACGAAGTCCATCCAAGGCGCTCGGACGTTAACAACATAGCTTGGCTCCTCAGCTGTTGGGCTGTTCCAACGACCCGTACGCACAGCTGCTTCAAGTAACTCCTCAACCACGGGAGTGTGCATGTCGGTACATGCCAAACTTGTCAGCTTCTCAGCGAGCTTGCCCCAAGCCTTAGAAGGCTGGGCAGCCATCGGATCAACGGTGAGGTGCAACTTCACAATCATGCGACCGAAATCGATCATGCTGTTAGTATCACCAGTGAACACATCGGGGCTATAATACCTACCCAGAAAATTCACACCCATCTCCCCCCGGTTAACGAACACGCAGTCCATGCTCATGCCGAAGTCTCGGGCCACACTTTGGAATGTTTCGGCATCTAGGTCAGCCGTGAAACCATCGTCCCCGCCATAAAGACCAAGACCCTTACGTGCCTCCTCAGGGCTAAGGCCCTGAATGCGCAACGAAGCATAGGAGAAAAAGGCACTGCGCGCGGAGTTCAACGCGGCTGTGTCAGGGAACCCGGACAACTGAGTGGTATCAGTCCAGTATTCAAATCCTCCAGGAGTCTGGGCAATGTACCCAAAAGTCTTGCGGCGCGCTTTGAACAACGCACCATGGTGGCGCTTGGCGTACGCTCGGGCGAGCAGCATCTGGTCGAATTCACGCAATGCCAACTTGACGTTTCCATCAAAGCGGTTTGCATCGGTATCCAAAATGCCTACTTTCGCGCTCACGGCGACTGCTGCAACAGCTTCATTCACCTGCGCGGGTTTCATCCCGAAAGCGTACCACGGACAACTTCTGCC